TGCCGACTAAAGCTTGCAAACCAGTTTCGACCTTATGATTCTGGCGATCTGAAGAGATTTCCCTTTTGTCATAGAGTTCAGCGGCAACCATAAATACAGCTTGAGCGATTGCTGCTGTTAATCCCTCTGTTCCGAGAAGAGCTTTGAGATCCTTTGGCTTACGTTTGTAAACAGCTCCATCTACAGTGTTTCTCTTACAAGTGCCCAATACCCAGATATCGTCACCGGCATATATAGGCTCTTCAAAAAGCTCTATATTCCAAGGGTTGCCTTTCTTTGTTTCCTCTTCGAGATCGATGACAATATCAACGACTCCAGATGTATAATGAAACTGGCAAGCCGTCACATATTTATCGGCTCTGTTTAGATGATTAAAAACCACTGATTCTGCAGCATTTATGCATTGCTCCAGATAAGCATCTTCACTTGTATCATTAGGTAGATTCAAGTGTTTTCTTAGAAATTCCTTAGTTACAAGTGTCATAAGTTAAAAAAATAAAAAGGGAAGCTGAGTAATCCCCAGCCCCCCCAGGGTGATATATAGACAACTAATTAGTTGCTACCGAGTACGATTGCCTTGAAAGCCTCTGGCTGAGTTGGCACTACATCGAAACGACCAGTAACAACATACTGATAAGCATCACGCTCTGCAATAAAACGCTTGTCAACAGATATTGAGCCGAACTGAACTACTGTCATCTTAGAGAAGTCACCAATAACAGCTACTGGACGATTCTTAGCTGCAGAGCCAGTGCCGGAACCGATGTTAGCCTCAGCAACGTTACCAGAAGCAACGATATCGAACTCATTGTGATCTACAGCGAGACCGTCACCAGTACCACGCTGAAGGTGGTTAAGCTTATTCTTGCCAACGTTGTTAGTCAAAATCTTAACAGAAGCGTCACCGTTAGCATCAGCCAACTTAGATATAAGCTCAGTGATACCATCGAAAGAGAGAGCTGTACCAGTCTGACCAGCTGCAGAGCTAATTGAGCCAATTACCTTTGGAAGGCCACCAACACAAGGTGCGCTACCAGTATGTGCCTCAGCGTTCAAACCAAAAGCCATCTTCTCAAGCTTCTGGTAAAGCTTCTTCATACAGCCATCGATAATTACAGCTTCGTAGTTAGCGGTACCCTCTTCAACCATATAGCGTGGGTAGAACTCACGAGCCGAAATACGATGTGGGAAAGCATCTACTACGGTACCGTTGCCCTCTGCAGAGATTTCAGCTGTTTCAGCGAGACACTCAGCATCAGCTGGTGAATAAACTGGTACAGATCCGTTTGTCTTGTCTGTTACCATAAAGTTTGCGCCAAGGTTAGCCAATACGTTAGATGGCATAAGAGCAAGCTCAGCTGGAGCTGACTCAGTTGACTTAATATTAGTTGCAGTGCCGAGAGTACGCATCTGCTTGTTGAGAGTGAGTTCCTTCTTGCCGCACTCTGTTGCGCCGAAGAGCTGATCCTCAGCGTTTACAATTACTTCGCTCATTTTATTGATATTTGAATTTTCTATTGTTCTTTCAGACTTTACGTCCTCTACTTTATTAGCAGATTTGTTGTTTTCTTCTTCTTTAGGCTCTTCAGCCTCTTTCTTAGATACCTCAGAAGGCTCAGAAACGGCCTTATTTTCGTTTTTCTCTTCAGCCGGCTTCTCTTCTTCGCCTTCTGTGCGCTCTTCCTTAATTTCAGCCTCTTTAGGCTCTTCCTTAGTTTCCTCTGGATTTTCTTTAGGTTCTTCCTTAGTTTCCTCTTTAGGCTCTTCAGTACGTTCAGCTGGCTTTTCAATTTCGTCAAGCTTCGCCTTAAGAGCTTCGATCTCAGCGAGGATTTCTTCTTTAGTTTTTTCCATCGTTCTCTTTGCTACAGATGTGCCACTATAAGCCGGTGTCTCCGTTGCTATAGTAACATCATACAAATCGTTAATTTTTGTTACGAAGATATACTCTTCATCGTTGATTACTTTCTTCTCGAACTCAGCAGTCGCTGCGTCATAGCAAAAGCTACAGCCAACTGTTTCGCCTCTCTCAATCTTATTGAGTAATATGTTGCCAGCATTGTTATCGAGAGCGTCAAACTCAAACTTTACGCCGTAATCGTCAATAGTAAGCTTTAGAGAGCCAACACCTTCATTGCTTTCGGCGAATACTCCAGCGTTGGCGTTATGGTTTACTACAGCTACGATATTTGAGTTATCTATGGCTTCTTGTGACACAGCTCCTTTGACAATAACTTCTCTAAAAGAGTTAGATGAGAGCGCCTTATCAACCAGCAGTCGAGATGGCTGATCAAATACTATGGCGTAACCATAGATGTGCCTTCCAGAGTAATCAGTATTACTCAGTGTCCTTATTGACTTCTCCATACTTCTCATTGTTTATTGGCTGGTCACTTATAGCTTCATTAGGCTCAAAGCCAAAGAGTTCTCTTGATTCCATAGGTGTCAATACTTTGCGGTCAATCAACGCAGTTACCATAGTCGTAAGTGCTGAACGATCTGATCTAAGTATCTGGTTTACGTCAAAGTTTACCTCTACGTCAAGCTTTCGCTCAATTTCGCTCTCAATCTTCTGGATAATTGGATTCAGAGTATTGTTCAAGAAATCAATCTGATTTTGCTCTACAGACCCATAGGGACCACTAATATTAAACATATTCGAGAGCTTAAGGCCAAAAGCAGCAAGTATCAACTCATCAGTGTACTTTGAGTTTTCGATCATCTGAGCTTGCTGTGGGCTAATTGTCAGCGGAACGAATTTGAGGCCTCTATCGAGTACCTTGATGCCTTCTACGTTTACCCAGGACTCTCTGATTTGCTGCTTTTGCTTAGTATCGATGTTTACTCCAGCTTCAGCCGAAAGATAACCAGCTTGTACGAGGCCACTCTTATAGAGATCTATGGAAGCTGACTGCTGCGACTTTGCGATCCAAAGGGTATCCTTAATCATCTCTATAGTCGAGATGCCGTTTACTCCATCTTTGGTGTAATTGATAAAGTGCAAAACTTCCGATGGCTGTTTCTCAATGCCATCAATCTTGTATCTCTTTATTCGAGAGTATGAGCCACTAAGCTGCTCAGCTACTACGGCAACTCTGGCTGGATCTACGTACTCCAAAGATGCAACCTTGCTGCCAGATCGGTTTATAAGTACGTAAGCATTGCCGTTTACCAGCATTGAGTAAACAATCATACGCTTAAGCATATAAGCCGACATCTGATCGCTTGGAGCAATCTTTAAGAGCTTATAGAGTGAAGAGCTGTAATCCACGACTTTGTGATCTCCATCAAGCTTATAAGGCAATAGCGGTAAATTCGCTACAGCATCAGCCAGAAAATTCACGCATCTATAGACTGTAGGCAAATTGAGCTTATCGTTGCTTGTATTCGTACCTTGATACAGCGTTGATCCAGAGCCAAAGCTCATAGAACTAGCTATAGATGTACGATTTAGAAGCGTTCTATAAATATTGCTCATTGTTAAAAATATATAAATTACATACTAAAATCAACTTCTGGGTGATAAATGCAAGCTGCCAGAGCCATAAGCATTGTTACGCATCCGTCTATTTTATTAGCAGATTTGGTTTTATCGCATTGTCTATTGCCTTCAGCTGTCATTTTGAGTACCACATTTCTGATGCAAAAGTTGTTTATTGGGTTTTTATCCAGCTTGATCTTTTCGTTGGCTATTTCGCCCTCAAATCGCATTATAGGCGTATTCATATTTGCAGCAGTCTGACCAAAAGGCTGTAAGCTATAACCAAGTGAGTCCAGAGAGTCAGCAAGATCTTGGGCGTGCCACTGATCGTAAAATATGTAATCAATAAAGAGGCCTTTATCATTACGCAGCTCTTCGAGATCGGCAACCATCTGTCTCCAGTCGAAGGCCTTAGTTTGCTGAAGAGTCAAATAACCACGCTGATTCCAACGATCATACAGCTCGCTATTAACATTTGTTTCAGCGTTCTCTATGGCTGTTTCTGGCAAATAGTACTTCGTCTTTATATGGTAAACTCCGTCATCATCTTTGTAACATACACTCATTGCGGCAAGGTCAAAGGCGTTACTTAAGTCTATGCCTACGTAGCAGTGTTTACCAGCGAAATCTTGCCAACGTTGATCTTCCCAGCACTTCTTGAGGAACTCTTCTGGAATCCAGCGAGATTTGACATCTTGCCACATATTGAAGTGCTTCACTTGTACGCCGAATTCCTTAGATGGATTAGCTATAGCATCTTCAACGGCAGCTTTGATACCTTTGGTCGTCATTGATACACCTAAATTTGGGTTTGCTTTGATCCATACAGCTGGATCTCTCCAGTCGTCATCTTCATCGAGAGTAAAGATCATACCGAAATAAGAGTCATTAGTAATTGTTCCGTTGAGGATCTTTTCGCACATAGTTCTTACTTCGTAGCAAGGACAATCCTTTGAGAGCCCAGCTGTAGTAATTATGGCTACGTGAGTATTGCCCATACGTTTTACCTGAGATCTGGTCAAAGCGTCCAAACATAGATCGTTGGCGGCCTGATGGTATTCATCAACAATACCGAAGAAGCAGTTGTAACCATCGAGCTTATTTGGATCACTGGCTAAGCAAAAACACTTAGAGTTTGTCTTTGAGAGCTTGATGTTATCTCTACAAATTTTAAGAGTTCTTAACTTTGGATCAATCTGCTT